TCTCAAAGATAATGTTGCCGCATACCCGAACTATTCCACTCTCTTTCTTTCTTCCCTTCTTGCTCTATTATCTAAACTTAAACTATATAAATGTTAGTGCAGTTAATTAAAGCAGTTAGTAAAAACCCTCCACCAAGAACTACTGTGGATAAGGAACCTCAAACAGAAGGGCTAAGCCTTACTTTCTAGCCTTCTTTTCCTTGATTTTCTTGGCAGAGGCAGGGGTGAATACATAAGGAGTCGGCTTATTGGGAGCAGCAACCACATTGATTTTCGTGAAGCTCCCTTTGATCTTGTTAGCTGTCTGAAATGGGCTTGTCTTCCCTAAAAAAGACTGGTGAAGCATGTGTTCTGGAGGCACAATGTCCATGTCCTGGTATTTAAAGCCTGCTGAAAAAACATCAAAAAGAGATGTTACCATTGAAGCACAGGGATTATCACCCTCTCTTTTCAGATTCAGCAAGTATCTAGTGTTACCGGTGCCTTCAGCAGCCCTCTGTGGGTTTGCAACGGGAAAAGCCCCAAAACAGGCGGCCATATCTGACAATCTTCCAGCTGTCAAGACAGCAGGATGCATATAGATTTTATTGCCGTTGAAGTTGGAACTGGCAAAGGAGCCTCTTATATTCCTGGCCCAGATGAAAGGCAGTTCTCCAAGCATTGTGTTGATTTTAGCAGCACCAATTGGTCTCTGCCCCAGTTCGAAGAGCCACTGGGAGAGTGCAGGAAAGCTGTTCTCATTCACCTTGCATCTCCATGCCCAGTAGTGTGCCGAGAAAGGAACATCCATTGCAGCAGCCTGCTGTTGATATTTAGACTCCCCTTGTGCAACATTTGTGCCTAGGAGTACCTCTGCTTCTTCAATTGAGGCTTCAACCTCCTGGCACATTTTTTTGGCTGCATCCTCACTCATGCCTTCAGACTCCAGCGATGCTGGATCATCAGCAGTCTTCTTCATCTTTTCCAATTTTTCTTTGGCCTTTTCAAGTGCATCTGAGTCCTTCTTCTGCATAATGTTGGCAATTGCTGTTCCTGCAAGTCTAGTTCCCTTTGAATTCTGCTTTGCCCAGCTGCCCCAGCCTGGGATACTAAAAGATTCTATTTCTCCATCTAACCAGTTCTCCATCCAGGTGATGTGGTCTTCTGACGTCCCTGCACCTGTGATCACAACTCCCCCCAGTCTTTTCTTTCTCTTGTTGACCATATCCACAAGCATATTTTTAACAGTGCCGACTATGTTTCGGTTGACACCATATTCTTCAACTATGTCTCCTTTCAGAGTACTGGTGTTCTGGTTGATCTCATAACCTATGTCCTTGCGCCAAAGGCTTGAGCAGTTCTGATAAGCAAGAATCTGCTCCACTTCAGGCAAGTTGGACTTCAGGTCATTGTATTTATCATGCCAGACTTTAAATTCTGGCTTGTCAGCATTGTCATTGAACCAGGACATTGATCTTTCAAAGATGCCCTCACATGATGTCCAAGCACACTCATAAATTGGTGCCAAATTCCTAGTTGCAGCAATTACTGCTCTGCCATAAACAGCATTCTTGGCACTCTCTGATGATTGAGCATCAATCTCCAGTTTGAATTGACTTAAGTCAACTAAACCGGAACTCAGACAGGCTGAATTTGCACCTGATGTGTAAATGGGTACATCTTTTTTGAACTCCTCAAACCAGTTGTTGAGGCCGTTCAAATCCTTAAAGTTCAGCTCAGACATGTTTGCTTACGGGTAAGCGGCACGTCTTTCTTTGAGA